ATCCAATTCTAAGCCTATTTGACTTGGAGTGACAATACCTGTTTGTAAAGCGATTTTCTTTAATCCATTCTCAAATTCTGGATCATGCCATGGGCCAGATTTATTTACCATTCTATTACTATCTCTTTCTCTTTTTTCTCTATTAAGTCTACTCTTTTCCATATCTGGATCGAATCCGAATCGTGTTTGGATCAATTCATCGCTAATAATATTTCTATCAGCTAATTGTATTAATAATGCTTTTTCACTGTCTTCATTACTTAAATCCATTCTATCAAATTCGACTTTAGCTGGATATTTGAAACCCATAGCTTTTTGAACTAATGCTATTTCTTGTTCCCAAAATTGCATTAATACATCTCTACCATATTGTAGTCTTTGAGTTAATGTCTTAAGACTTATAAAATTATTTGTTGTTCCTGATGCTCCGAATGTTCCAGTAAGTGTTGGCGGAATGCCTAATCCAGCATAAACACTATTCAGATGTGGAACATATTTACTTTCTCCCAGAAAATTATGAACATTTGTATTACTTTCTAATAGCTCTATATCTGGACCCCATATTAGATCCATCGTTCCTCCACCAACATTATTTCCTAGGATACTAGCTAATTTACTTGTTGCTGCTTTAGTTGGAGCTATTTTATGTTCTAAATTACCTAATTTAAAAATTCTAATATTTGATATTGCTCCATCAAGAGCCGCCATGTCTGCTAATTTTAATTTTTCTATTACTGTTATATCGTCCATAATAGCATAAATCATTGGATAGGCCCAGCTTTGCCAATCGTCTTTTTTATAGTTAAATACCAACGTTTTATTAGGATCTAGTGGATATCCACGTTTTGATTTAGCTGCATCTATGATCTGTGCTGGAAGCTGGTTAACTATTTCTTTTTCAGCATCTGTTTTGGGACTATTAATAATTTTTCTTAAGCTGGCCGGAACTAATAATTCATATCTTTTGTTATCAACGAAAGAGGACAAAGATCCCGCTACAACATCAACAAATACCGGATCAATAAAAGTATATCTCCAAGGAATTTCTTTTTTTTCTATCTGAGGTAATACTATATCATTTACTACAACATCAGCATTTCCAAGAGACTGATAAAGTTTATCTGTTACTTTTAAACTAATTTTAGCCGTTCTTCTATCTATAATGATATTTCCGCTTTTATATAGATTATTTAAGAATCTTTCGCTACGATCTTTACCATTAATTTTTTTGAACCATCTTCTATAAAATCTTTCTATTCTTTTATTTCTATGTACAAGTCTTATTCCTTGACTAGCAAAATCTCCCATAAGATCAATAACATTTTTTACTAGTCCTACTCTTTGGTATATTTCATCTGCTCGTCTTAAAATACCTTTAATTTTTAGCGGAGTAGCTTCTTCTGGTCTAAAGTTGTAATAGTCGCCCTTGGTTAGTCCTGGCCTGCTACCATTTTGACCATCAAGATTAGAATAGTCTAGATTATATCTTCTGCCCGCTCCAGCAGCAGTTGCTCTGTCTATTAGAGTAAATTCATCTAATGAAGCTGAGGCTCTTTTTAGAGCATCTTGCTTACTAGATAAATCGTCACCCCATGTAACATAAGCATCGTCTGGTACGATAGGAGCTGATGATACAATTTCTTCTTTTGTTCTTTTTTTAGCCATATATTTAATATAATCGTAATCGCATTACAAAGCAATCAATAATTTTTATACACTAATTTCTATAAATTCCACCATATATATCATCATTTGCTGCGCTTGTAAACCATTCTGGACCCTTGTATAAAGCTCCTGTATTTTTTTCTGTTGATCTGGCGTTTGACCCTATTACATCATAGTCTGCTTGTTTAAGAGTTCTATTAATTTGACGAGCTATCATATTAGCTATTAATAATGCACTATAACGGTCTTTTCTCATTCGTCCTTTTCGTCCTCCTGGAAGTTTTGTTTCTGGAGTGTCCCATCTGTCTCTAGCATTTGGTCCTGTACTGGTTTGACTCATAACAATAGTTGTCAATTCATTTTTAAGTTCTTCTATTTCTAGAACACATTCGCTAAGATTATCATATAATGGATTTAAATCATCGGTAAAAATATTTCTATCATCACTTTCCATAGCTAATGCTAAAGTTAAATTGTCAAATCTTGGAAATAATAGAGCTTTATCTTCTAGATCTTTTCTTAGTCCGTGATTAGCTTGACTAGTCCAATCTGCCTTTGCAAACTGTACAAGTTCAAGAATATGAAGACCTTGCTGACTATCAGTATCTCTGTCTTTATCAAAATTAATTACTGGCCATATTAATTGTTCTCCTGGTTCTAGCTTATCAGGATCATGTAATGCTTCTTCAATCGCTACACCTCCTCCTTGAGCATCTAATCCTATTCTTACTGGATTAAAAGTTTTCATTAAATTTCTAACTTTTCTTGTACAAAATCCATAAAAATCATGTTCTTTAATTAATCCACTTTTTAATCTATCTTTAAAATTATTTCTATTAGTAGTCCAACAATATACTATTCTATTATGAGTAGGATTCATTTCTAATATAACTATACTAAAATTATCTTGTTCACTAGCAGGATCTATTCCGAAGACGTATTGTTTGTTTGGATCACCTGCTACTGTAGCATCGAATACTAATGGCTTATCATTAACTACTATATTTGTATTATTAATAACACAGCTTTCTATTAAACTTCTACGAAAAAAACCTTCACTATCTTTAACAAAACATGCGGCGTATTCCATATTATATATTCCAATATGTATAGTAGCTTTTGCTCTACTAACTTGTTTATCGTCCATGAATCCTTTTGGAATTAATTCATATGGCATTCGTATGATACTATAGTCTTTCCAATTAAAATTATCAGGAACCTCATCCTTAAATAATTCGGTTAGCTTTCTTATGTCTCCTTTGCTTTCTATAATAGCTTTGTATCTTTTCCAATAACTAGCAAAATGCTTAAAGTCATAGTCTGCTGTTCCACTAATAATAGCTTGGTTACCCATTTTTACATTTAAAACTTCAAGATCATCATTCCATAAACCAGCTTCTATCATAGCTTGTTTCTTAGCTTCTTCTTTTACATTCTGTATTGGACTAGCACTAACAGCAGCGAATCCAGAAACTACGGTCTCATATATATCAGGACTAATGCTAGCAAACTCATCAGCAATAATAACATGTGCTCTTAAACCTCTAATTTTACTACCATCACCCATAGGAATAGCAACTGTCCAACTGTCTCCTAATCTCATTGTACATCGATCAACGTCTCTTCTTGGTCCGTCATCATTACCACTAAAAATACTACGCAAAATAGGACTATTTCTCCAAATTGTTTCCATATATTCAAATAAAATTTTACTTTGTCGAAATGCTGCTCCAACAACAACAATTTTACTACCAGGTTTAAACATCATTCTTAATATACAATATAGTGCCATAATAAAACTTTTACCAAAACCACGACTAGCAATAAACATTGGAAATGGTCTTATCCAAAATTCTTGTAAAATCGCAATTTGTATAGGATGAAGTTCAATATTAAATAGTAGTTTACATGTTATACCAAAATATTTGGGATTTTTTAATAATCTCATTAAGTGTAGATCAGGTAGCTCTATTTCTTTCTCACTCCTATGTATCATAGGATTATTAAGAACTTGCAGAGCCGTTACGTCTCCAAGACCTAGCCAAGCATCATCAAACAATGATTTTACATCATCAGACTTTGCCATTTTTAGCTTTCATTTTTTTGGATGTTGCTATTGCTCGACTCACTATTAATCTTGCAACAGTTTCAATAAATGGAAGTTTTCTTTTGATACTTTCTTCTTTGAGCCATCCTAGAATAATATCTATATTATCTTCACACCATTGATTTCCTCTTTGATTCATTTCTATAGCATGTCTTTTACAGCTACAATTGGCTGATGAATTAATACCGATATAAGATAACATGTTTGATAGTACCGTTCCTGGACCATCAGGATCAGAATCAACAGTTATTGGGAAAAAAGTTTGTAAATATTTCTCAGGTTCATCTCCTAATTGATTAGATAATATATTTTCAAAATCTTCAACAGTATACCACGAAATATCTTGTTGATTTTGTTCTGATGTTAAATTGATTACTCCTGGAATATGACTAATCTGTGCATAAGCCATATTTTGTTTTTTACGAATAATATAAGATACATCTAATTCTGTTAGAGTTATAGGATCAGGAACAATAAGAT